AGAGCTTGAACAGGGATATAAAGCAAAGAAAATGATGGCTGAAAGGGAAAAGAGATGAGCGAGGAACAATATAAAGTGGATGAGAACAGTGTTTTCACTGCATGTGCTAAATGTCTCCCTCCGCAAGGACAATCCGGCAAAGTGCATCCATTGCAATTCGAGGGAAATCAATTGATGTGCCAGAACCCGGAATGCAGATTTAATTGGTCTGAATATTTCAAAGAACAGGGATGGAAATGACTAATATTCAAAACGACATCGGAACGTTTCTCATGCTGCTTGGCATTGCGTTTCTATTTGCTGCTCTAGCTGAATATCTGGCAGAGGAATACTTTGGTAAGGATAAGAACGATAAGGAGGATTAGGAATGAATAAACATGCAGTAGATTCAGAGACATTTCTGATCTATAATGGCTTAGCGATGGCCAATGTCGTGTAAGTGAGCGAGTCCGCTATACAGACAAAGCCGGTGGAAGTCCGGCATAAGCGTGCGTGCCTGAGGCAGGCAAACACCCTTCCAAGGTGTACACAGAGGGTTCGATTCCCTCCGCCCGCTCCAGTTTCCTTTGTTTCATCCTGCTTCACCCTCCTAGTTCGCCCGCTCTGGACATATGCGCCAGCAGCGGGTTCTTTTTAAGCGGAGTCATCATGCCTCTCATTCATTCCAAATCATCCAAGGCATTCAAAGAGAACCTGATTAAGGAACTCAGGAGCAAGCCAAAGGACCAAGCATTAGCCATTGCCTACTCAGTAAAACGAGAGGCAGAACAGAAAAACCACAAGTCAACAAAATAGCAGTAGAATATCAACCAATATCAATTCCTAAGCACCTAATTACTAAGGTGAATGAGAATGAGCAACAAAGTTAAAGAAACTGACGAAAAACCGAAACGGTCATTTCCAGGTGGTGCGGGCCCAGGTAGGCCAAAAGGCATCCCAAATAAGATGACAACATCAGTTAAGGATGCAATCGCTAAAGCGGCAAATGATCTTGGCGGCCCTGAACGGCTGGTTGAATGGGCCAAGGAAGATCCACTAAATGAGCGTGCATTCTGGACTAGCATCTACCCTAAATTGCTGCCCCTCACGGTAGCAGGTGACAAAGATGAACCGCTTCGCGTTGAAATTGTCCGATATGGGCTAAATCCACAACGAGAGTAAATCATGAGCCGATCTGGCGGGGGCATTGAACGAGATTTCACAGCAGATGTAAGCCGTAATATAGTCTCGGGAGTAGCAAGGGTAAATGCTCTCTGTACTAGATCGATCGCTACAGCATTCTCTAGCCTATCGGCGGCTCAAGATATTTGGGCCGGAGTGAATAATGAAATGACTTTCCCGACTGCTAACGAGTCTTGGGAAGTTGTCTCTAGTAGCCCCAATGACACAGTAGGCGGTTCTGGCTCAGAAACTGTCACATTCACTATTCTCGATTTCAGCTACAACGAAATCGCAGCCTTCACAGTTAATCTCAACGGCACAACGCCTGTAACGCTTCCTAATGCTGCTGCATATGCATGGCTAAATGGTGCAACTACTGGCCGGATCAACTCTAATGCTCAGCGAATAAAGAACCAAGGCGATATCACTATTCGCGTAACTGGTGGCGTTGGAGATAACACGAAAACACGCGGTATTATTCCTGCATTCACTGGCAATCTTTCCAATGCTGTTTATACTGTGCCGATTGGTAAAACATTGGAGATATTCTCCATGGAGGCCAAGATTCTATCTTCTGGATTAACCGGCACTCCACGCGGGGCAGATTTCCGTTTAAACTTCCGTAATCCAAATGGTTCAGTCTCAGCACCTAAAGCGATTACATGCACTGACATGGGTCCATTTACTCTTAGAGCAGAAACAAAGATTCGTGTGGCACAAAGATTCAATTTCATTCCACAATGCGTTGGAACAAGCAATAATTCAATGATTGTGAGCATGGATTGGGAAGGCCATCTCTATACAAATTGAGGACATTATGCAAACTGCAAATCTATTTAGCGCCCAGTCCAAAGTAACCACATTCGCAGCTACCACTAGCGCGCCTACGCCTGTTCAGCTATCGAATGCTGGCAATACGCTGCGAGTGGTGAATGAAGGAACTAGCGCAGTATTTATAGCTGTAGGTGATACTGCGGCTACAGCGATTGCAACACTGCCGAGCAATGGGCTTACGACTAGCTGCTATGTTGCTCCAAATGCTGATGTTAACTTCTCTATTCCAGCAGATAGCGCAAAATTTGTAAGTGCTATTACTCGATCGGGGACGGCTACGGTCGAATTCTACGCCGGGGAATCGAGCTAATGAATGCCGCTAATCGAAGCGGGCATTGCAATGCTGACTGGCAAGCGAATGCCGGCCCATCGCAAATTCTCAATAGGCCGAACGTCTGTGAGATTCAGCGCACGCGAGCACAAACTAATACATCGGGCATGCTCACCTGGACATTCCCGAGTGCTTACGGCGCTGGCGTTATTCCTAATGTCCAAATCTCTGTGGAAGATGGCACAGCGGGCGCCATCTGGAATCAGCAAATTACGGCAGTGAGCAATACGAGCGTAACCGTCCAAATTACCAAAACTACCTCTGTATCTGTTCTAGGCGTGAATGTTTTGGGCGTAGCTGCTAGTCCTCAAGCTTATGTTCATTTGACTGTCACTCCTCCATAAATGGCAACAATCCAGCTACCGAACAATTGGCGGCCACGTGAATACCAGATGGCCGCATGGTCATATCTGGAGAATGGTGGGCGACATGCTGAATTGATCTGGCCGCGAAGGGCTGGCAAAGACGCGGTCTGCCTTCATTGGGCCGCATGTGCATCGTTTGAGCGTATCGCCAACTATTGGCACATGCTCCCGGAGTATAGCCAGGCACGCAAAGCGATTTGGGATGCAGTCAATCCGACAACTGGCAAGAAACGCATCGATGAGGCGTTTCCACATGAATTGCGCCGCCGAGTAGATAACACCAAAATGACCATTGAGTTTGTCAATGGCAGCACGTGGCAGGTAGTTGGCTCGGATAATCCTGATAGTTTGGTCGGTACAACTCCAGCTGGTATCGTTTATTCCGAATGGGCGCTATCTAATCCGAATGTGAGGGCTTACTTACGTCCAATTATCGCTGAAAACAACGGTTGGCAAGCGTTTATCACGACTCCACGTGGCAGGAATCACGCCTATACGACATTCGCGGCAGCAGAAAAGAACATGCGTGCAGGATTGGACGTATTTGCTCAGCGTCTGGATGCATATGACGTGAGAACGATGACGCCAGCCCAATTAGCAGCTGAACTCAAGGAATATATCGATTCATTCGGTGAGGATTACGGTAGGGCGAAGTTTGAGCAGGAATATCTATGCTCCTTCGATGCCGCAATCATGGGCGCAATCTTGGCACGCTCTATCGCTGCGGCTGAGAAAGAAGGCAGAGTCAGTGATGACGTGCAATATGATCCATATGGCGCACCAATCGAGATTACTTGTGATTTGGGCCGACGTGATACAGCTACTTGGTGGTTCTGGCAACCTCAGATTGGCGGCTATCAAATCATTGATTATGCAAGCGGATGGGCGATTGATGCTGAGGAATGGTGTTATAAGCTCTCGAATATGCTTGAGTCATATAAAAATAGCGATGGCAAGCCAGCATTAGGCCGAATTTGGATGCCGCATGATGCGAGAGCTAAGACGTTCAGCGCCAAGCATAGTGCTGTTGAAATCTTTATTGAGAAATTCGGAACAAAGCATGTTGCCATGGTTCCGCGATCTTCTATTGCAGACAGAGTTAATGCTGCCCGCGTAATGATCGGTAAAATCAAGTTCAATCAGACTAAATGCGAGCGTGGATTAGATGGATTGCGTAACTGGCGGTACGAATATGACGAAGAGGCAAAGATATTCGGCTCTGATCCGGTTCACGATTGGTCTTCCCATGATGGCGATGGATTTAGTTATGGCTGTCAGATAATGCAGCAAGCCGAACCGCCAGCACCTAAACCTGAAGATATGCGCGGTATATTCGTCGGTATCAATAAAAATAATGTTACACTAGAAGAAATGTGGGCATCTACGCCTAAAAGAGAACAAGGGCGCATATAAATGGCAACTACTGATAATCGAGATATTGTTACTAGTCCATCCCAAAAATGGGTGGAAGCCATTGCATCTTATGAGCGCGAATTCAAGAAATGGGAGAATCGCTCAGAGAAGATCGTTAAGATTTATCGTGATTTCGACAGCAATGCTGATAATCGAAACACTCAAGCGGTCAATTTCAATATCCTTTGGTCGAATATTCAAACACTGCTCCCTTCTGTCTTCTCCCGCCTTCCTAAGCCTGACGTTTCCAGGCGCTATCGTGATACGGATCCTGTTGGCCGAGTAGCTGCGCTTTTGCTTGAGCGCGCACTTTGTTTTGAAGTTGATCACTATCCCGATTACGGCGCTGCAATGGAAAACTGCGTGCGTGATCGTTTCCTAGGTGGCCGTGGTCAGGCATGGGTTCGCTATGAACCGCATATTGTTGCATTGCCAGGTGAGCCTGAGGATGGTCTGCAAGTTACTGACGATGCTGACGCAGGAGTCGAAGGCGAGCAGATCGAAGAGATTGAATACGAGTGCTGCCCCGTGGATTATGTCCACTGGAAGGATTTCGGGCATGTAGTGGCGCGTACATGGGAAGAAGTCCCGGCAGTATGGCGTAAGGTATATATGAACCGTGATGCGCTAATTAAGCGCTTTGGCGAGGAGATTGCCTACCGCATTCCTCTGGATACCAAGCCTGATGCGATCAATAACGGTAATTTCACACAGAATAGCAGCCAAGATACAAAATCACAGGCTTGCATCTATGAGATTTGGGATAAAGAGAATCAGAAGGCCATTTGGTTCTCCAAGACACTGAAACAGATCATTGATGAGCGCCCTGATCCCCTTGGCCTTGAAAACTTCTTCCCATGCCCTCGCCCTCTGTATGCCACATTGACCAGCGATACATTAGTCCCGGTCCCAGACTATAAACAATATCAGGATCAGGCTCAGCAGCTTAACAAACTGGCTGTTCGCATTGATGGCCTGATTAAGATGCTCGTAGTGAAAGGCGTCTATGATGCTGCAATTCCTGAACTTGCGCGCCTGTTTAAAGAGGCTGGCAATGGCGATTTGATCCCGGTCAAGAGTTTCCAGAACTTCTCAGAGAAAGCGGGCCTAAAAGGCTCTATCGATATCTTTGACATTGCTCCTATCGTTGCAGCGCTGAACGAGGCTTATCAGGCCATGGAAGCGGTCAAGAACGAGATTTACGAGTTGATGGGTATCTCGGATATCGTTCGTGGGTCTTCTGATCCGCAAGAGACTTACGGCGCACAGAAGCTTAAAGGCCAATATGGCAGTATGCGTCTGCGCTCCAATCAAGAAGCCGTTGTCAAGTTTGCTACTGAGCTATTGCAGATAAAAGCACAGATTATCTGTAAACATTTCCAACCTGAAAACTTCCTCAAGATTGCAGCCGCTGACCAAATTCAGCCAACAGATCAACAAATGATCACTCAGGCAATTCAATTGCTAATGGGTGATCGTGCTATGAATCCAGAAGTTGAGACTCGCGAAGGTCCATTAATGGGCTTCCGCATCGAAGTTTCAAGTGATTCCATGGTGCAGATGAATGAGGAACAGGAAAAAAATGACCGTGTTCAATTTTTGGGGGCCGTTTCTGGCTTCCTGCGTGATGCCATGGCTGCTGTTCAGCAAGCTCCCCAACTTGCTCCCTTATCTGCTCTCCTTCTCAAATATGGCGTAAGTGGATTCAAAGTCGGAAAGACTGTAGAAGGTGCAATTGATCAAATGATTGACCAATTGACGCAAGAGGCACAAAACCCACAGCCTAAGCCGAGCAAGGAAGAAATGGCGGCACAAGCGAGCATGCAGCAAGAGCAGCAAAAGGCTCAATTGCAGGCAATGCTCAAAGATCGTGAGATTCAGGCTGAAAAAGAGCTTGAACTGGCTCGCCAACAATTCCAGGCGCAGGAGAATCAATTACGTAATCAATTGGAAGCACAGCGTGCAGAAATGGATTCTAGATTGCAGGCTCAATTGGAAGCACAGCGGCAAGCCAATTCTAAAGAACTGGAATCGATGCGCGGTCAAATTCAAGTGCTTATTGCTTCGATGAATAATGAGGCACGATTGGAACAGGCGCAAATTGCTGCTCAAACTACTTTGACTAATCAGCAGATTAATGCTGCTGAAAGTGCTGATGATGAGGTGAATCAATAATGCCTATTTACGCCATGATTTGCCAATGTGGACATGAAGAGGATATTTATCGTTCTATCTCTAAGATGAATGATGATTTACCAAAGCATTGTGGTATTACAATGCAGCGTAAAATAATCGCTCCAATGGTAGCCGCTGATATTCAACCCTATCAGAGTATGTGCGATGGTAGTTGGATTACTAGTCGTTCTCAACATAAAGCGCATTTAAAACAGCATAATGTAATTGAAGTCGGCAATGAAAAAGTAGAAGCACCAAAGAAACATATTGCGCCGCCGACTGGATTAAAAGATACTCTTATCCGCACGGTAAATGACAAATTGAAATAACTCTTTCTCGATTACTTGAGAGGATTAAATGAACGAAGAAATTGAAGTAAGTCAGCCGGAATCTCGGCGTGATATGTTGGCCGCAAGTTTTGATGATATTGAAACTGCGCAACCAGAGGCAAAGCCGGTAATCGACCGTGCTAGGGATGAGCAGGGAAAATTTGCCCCTGAAACGCCAAAGGTAGAAGCACAGAAAGATCCGCTTACGCCTGAAGAACAGCAAATGACTCAGCGAGAGCTGACGACCTGGCGCAAGGAATATCGTCCACTTCAGGATAAATTGGGCCGTGGCGAGGCGCTGAGCGCTGATGAAGCACGTAAATTGTACGAATACAACTTTGAGCGCGAGAAGCAATACGCTAGTGGCGTAGCGGCGTTTAAAGGCGAAGCTGAACAAGCTCGCGAGTTGACTAATGTAATGAATGAGTTCATGCCGATTCTTCAGCAGAATAACATTCAACCGGCAACATGGATTAAGAATCTTGGCAATGCTCATCGCACTCTAGTGATGGGTTCGCCAGAGCAAAAATTGCAGATGTTTAGCCAGCTTGCACAGGAATATGGTGTTCCTTTGGCGGCTATTCATCAAGCGCAACAAGGTCAAGTAGATCCAGTTGCCATGCAATTGATGCAAGAGCTTCAAATGATTAAGCAGCAGGTTAGTGGTGTGGCTAACTGGCGCGAGCAACAAGAGCAAGCGGCAGTACACCAAGAATTGGCAAAGTTCGGGGATACCTCTAAGTATCCGCACTTTGAGCAGGTACGCGGGGACATGGCTCTATTACTAGAGGCAGGTCGTGCCCAAGACCTTGATGACGCTTATGCGAAGGCTGTACGTCTGTCTGATGATGCATGGAAGGCTGAGCAAGATCGAATTGCACAGACCACGATGCAAAGCCAGCAACAGGCGAAAGCAGTATCTGTAGCTAAAGCGAAAGCGAGTGGTGGACAAGTGAAGAGTGCTACTCCTAGCACAATGATTCCAGTCCCAACCGCAAAGGATAGGCGTGGCGCATTGATGGAAGCTTTTGATTCCGTCGAGCCAGGCCGGGTTTGATCTGTCTAAAACAGGAGAAATATTATGGCTTTCGCCAACTCTCAAATTACCGATATTATCGCGACCACGATCCAGAGCCGCTCTGGTGAACTGGCCGACAACTTGACTAACAACAATGCGCTCTTGCGTCGCCTGAAAGCACGTGGCAATGTTCGTCCATTCTCGGGTGGTAATGTGATCTTGGAAGAGATCATGTATAACGATCCAGCAACCGATAACAGCGCATCTTATTCCGGCTATGAAGCAATTAATATTTCGCCGGATAGCCCGATTTCCGCTGCACAATACAGCATTAAGCAATATGCCGATGCTGTGACCATGTCCGGCCTTGAAATGCTGCAAAACAGCGGCAAAGAACAAATCATTGACCTGCTGGACGGTCGTATGATGGTTTCCGAAGCCCGTCTGCTGAATCGTATCGGTTCGGACATCTATCAGGATGGTACTGGTAATGGTGGTAAGAACATCACTGGTCTAGCCGCTGCTGTTCCTGACGTGCCGACCACTGGTACCTATGGCGGCATCGACCGTGCGACTTGGACCTTCTGGCAGCCTAAGAAGTTCTCTGGCGTGACCGATGGCGGCGCTGCTATTTCGGTAGCGAACATTCAGCAATACATGACCAAGCTGGCTCTGCAATTGGTTCGCGGCACGGATATGCCCGATCTGATCGTTGCAGATACCAACTATTACGCTCTGTATGCCAACTCCCTGCAAGCTATTCAACGTGTAACTTCGGATGGCTCGGGCGATGCTGGCGCTGGTTTCGCAACTCTGAAGTTTTACGGTGGCGGCACTTCGGCTGATGTGGTTCTGGACG